TTGGACTTGTGCAGGATGGCCCGCTCGACCACCTCGACCTGAGCCCGCCAGCGGCGCACGTCGCCGTTGTCCATCAGGTCGTCCCGCACCTTGCGGCGGTGCCAAGGCCTCGCCGGGGATGTCATCCCAGCCATCAGACCCGCTGCCATGACCCGCAGCGCCTGCGTGCCAGTACTATCGATGATCTTGGTAGTGCGCTTGCGACCCCGGCTGTTCTGGCCCTCGATCAAGTACCGCCCACGGCGAGGCGCGATGTAGTCGCTGATCTCCATCCAGTGCGACCGGAACGACGAGCGGTCGTTCTCCAGCTTCACAAACCGGCGGTACAGGGCGGACTTCTTGCCCTTCAGCGGGATAGTCGTGTGCAGGTTGTCAACACTAGGCAGTGGCATATCAGGCCCTCATCGTCGGGTACATACGGTCAGCGGCAGCGCCCTGATCGTCGCCCTCCATGAACTCCATCTCGATGACTTCTAAAGTCGCGCTGGTCCCGTCCTGCCCTTTGGAGACAGATGCTACCCGGACCTTGCAGTGGATCTCGCGTGTATCGCCGACATCACCTATGTCGCCGAGGGCAGCGATCTGCTCCTCCTCGAGGTACAGTTTGGGGAGGTACTCGTCCTCGCTGGCGAAGGGATCGCTCATAAGCGATCCCCCGGCGTCTTTGCTGCCCATGTGCACCATGATCAGTTACCCAACAGGGTTTTCTGGGTCGTCGCGGCGTTGGTGCCACCCAAGGCCTGCCCCGTGACGTTGGTGCCGCCCATCCCGGACTGCTGGCGCTGACGACGGCGCTCGTCCGTCCGTGCCTGCTGAACGGCTGCGTCTGCCTTCTTCGGCGGCTCAGGCGGGGGAGGCGGGGGCGGAGGTGGTGCGGGAGCTCCGCCGCCACCGAAACCCGGTACTGTGAATAGGCGCTTCATCCAGCAATCTCCTTTGTCAAATGTCGGAACAACCTGTACGGGGTGACCGACCAACACTTTACGGCCATGACGACCTTGACGTATCCAACACAGTTGTTCAGGACCAACGGGCTGTATGAGGGCTCTGTGCCCCGCTTCACCCGAACTACTGTGTAACCCTGCTCCTCGTAGTGAGATGCAAGGTCGAAATCTGCGGCTGCCTCAACCTGCACAATCGGGATGCCTTGGTGCCCGTTGAAGCTGACCCATACTCCTCGTTCCTCGTCTCGGAGGGCGCACCATACGTGCCTGAACCTCCGGTGCAGCAGCCACGCTAGGGGATGTGCGTTCTCGTCAGAGAAAATTATTAGACCATCCATACCGCACTCTGCGCAATAATATTACTCTATACACTAATTTTGTTACCCTGAGAAGGGGTCATACTCTGCAGATGTTGCGTGCTGCGAACCGTGGAAGCCGAGACGGGACGGATAGACAGGCAGCACGTAGGTCAGAGCAAGCGCGTCAGCCAAGTCTGGCGAAGGTATGCCGCGCTTCTTGGCGTCCTCCTTGCCCTCCAGCTTCAGCTCGTTGCGCAGCGTGTAGCCGTACTCGAGGCCAGTCAGGTCGCTTATCAGGTCTGGGTCATCGGGCAGGCGGATGCCGTCCTTGATGGCGTCACGCAAGTTGCCCCACATCTGGGCGCGGAGGTTAGAGTATCCCGGCTGGGTAGCCTTACTGCCGAAGTTGATCTCGATCACCTCAAGTCCGAGCTGCCGGCACCGGTCGACGACCCCGCCTCCCACGCCGCCGCCGTCAATGAAGATGGCGTCTGGGCTCTTCTGCTTGGCGATCTCGGCGACCTTCGAGGCCAGCGTCATGGTGTCCACGCCTCGGAAGGTGTGCATGCAATGGCTCTCGGCGTCTCGCCCTTGCCGCAGGTAGATCACGCTCTGGTCGCTGCCGAACCGTGCTACATCTACACCCATGACCAGCGGATCGTGGGGCTGCACCGATACCTCGAGGCCGATGCACTGCGTTGCGTCTGCGGTCGGAATGAACTGCAGCTCGCCTGCTGAGGGAAATTCTCCAAGCACGCGGACTTTCACAAAATCGCTCTCAAGGCCGTAGTCCTTGATCCACTCGTCGAACAGGCGCTTGTTGGTGATCTTAACATCCCGGCTGTCGATGTGCCGCCGCATGTAGCGGTGCCGGAACCTGCCCTGCATGTTCTCGAAGAACCGGCCCGTGTTCCGCGTCGGGTTGCCGAAGTCAAACGTCATCGGCTCGCCGTCGGTCAGGCCGCCCTCGCGGACCTCGAAGATCTTGTCGGGCACTGCGGACGCCTCGTCGAAGATGTAGAACGGAGTGGCCTGCGCAGCGTGCAGGCCAGCGAACGCCTCGCTGTTCTCCTCGCGGCAGGTCTGAGCGTCGACACGCCACGTCTCGCGGTGATCGAGGTGGTACATGTTCATCGATCCGCCGCCGCTGTTCAGGTGATACCAGTGCTTCGTGATCCCCATGTGGTGCCACTTGGCCAGCTCTGCCCACGTCTTGGTGCGGAGCTGCTCCGACGTGTTCGCCGTCACGATGCCTTTGCTGAACGGCCGGGTGTCCATGATCCACCGGATCAGCCACGCTGTCAGGGCGGACTTGCCGATACCGTGGCCGCTGGCCGTGCTGAACTGGATGGGGTCGACTGCGGTCTTGCCGTCGAAGCCCCGCTTGCGTACCTCGTCGCCTAGATCGGTCAGGAAGCCGACGGCCCAGTCGTCTGGCCCATCGAAGCCGTCGAGCTGCCCTGAACCCCACGGGTAACTGAACAGGACGTGGCCCAACGGGTCGGCGTAGAACTGCGATAGGTCTGCGGCCAGATCCACATCAAAGGGCACTGAACAGCCTCCTCAATGCGTATGACCTAATGAGCGACAGCATGAAATAGCAGGCCGTGATCCACACCGCGTCCATCGGGCTAGGCTGCAGGCCGAACACCGGCAATGCCCAGAACGTAAAGGCCCAAGAGACCAGCAGGCCAACAAAGGCGTTGGCCAGAGCCTCGACAGCGGATAGCTGCCTCGACTGCCGCCTCACGTATCTACGCCCTGTAGCTGAGGCAGTGAGCAGAAGCGCAGTTCACGGTCATCTAGCACAAGGCACTCACCGGTGCTCTTCGACACAGCGAACGGGACGAGGCGCTCCCACATGATAACGGATATGTCATCCGGGTATGTGCTCAGCAAATACGAGACTTCTTCAACGGTGGCATCAAATAGGTGGTGCACCAAGTCTTCCTCGAGGCAGTCCAGAGCCGCGCACATCCAGTTCGTGTAGATGGTGCCGCCGTCTACCGCGAACTCTTCAAAGTCCTCAAGGAATTGGGTCATAGTCTGCCTCGGTCCTGCCATGGGCGACTGGCTCTATACCGCTGCAAGAATAACTGGGGTGCTCAGGGTCGCTGCTGCCCCCCAGCTCTTTCGCCCCGCACTTCATGCAGATGCGCATCCTACCGGAACCGGGCATCGGGTCGCCCCACTGATGAGCCACCGGGCGCGACCCCGGATGCGCTGCTCTAGCATATTCGTCCCTCATGCCGCTGACCTCGATCCCTTGCACTTCCACCGCTTGCCCTTGGCTGGCTTAGACACGCTTCACCTTAACGCGTTTCTCGGCAGTCTTCGCGCTGTCCTTGAACGCCTGAGACGACGGCGCACCAGCCTCGCCGGGTTTGCGCATCTTCTCGCCGCTGCCGCTTTTGATGCGGGCTCGCTTCTTGCGGATGTTCTCGTACAGCCCCGGCTTACTTGCCATACTTCACCCGCTTCTTCTTCGACGCCTCGATGGCGCGGCCCTGCTTCTCAGCCTTGGACTTGTCGCCGTAAGACTTGCCAGACTTGCCGTACTTGTAGGCGACCTTGCCGCCCTTCGTGGTCTTCATAACAGGCATCACTCATCTCCTACAACGCGCAGCTTGGCCACTCTAGCACGACCCTCGTGCAGTCTGTCGGTCAAGGCAGTCACATCTATGTTGCGGTTCTCGTTAATGTTCTCGCTCGGCATCACCTTGGCCAGCAATGTAGCAAACGTGCGAGGCTCGTCATTTGCCAGCATGTACAAGTAGTCCACGCCGCCAGCCTTCTCGAAGGCCTCCATGATCGCAGACTTCATATCTCGCGTCGTCTTGTTAGGCGTGCCCTTCTTGCGCCCGCCCGTTTTCTTGCCGTCAACAGTAGCCATGTCTAAATCCGTCTAGTTCAGACATCAGATAATAACCCAGCTCGGCGCATCAAGTCGAGCAAAGTCTTCTCCTCCAGCAAATACAGCCGCCGCGATCTGTCTTGCCTGACGACCAGTAGGTCAGCCGCATCCTGATCCAGCGCATCATACAGGAACTTGTACCCGCTCTTCTTTCGCTTGGCCTCTACCGTGTAAGGCCCCAGCTTGATATCTCCCTCGAGATCCTCGCCGGCCGCCTTGAACGCGCCGGACCCGAATACCCGACGGACCTCAGCCCCGGCATCCTCCCAAAACAGGACGGTCTCCCGCTCCAGTTCATATCCTCGTTGCTTATTTCGATTTGGCATTAGCAAGCCCCCATGGGCTTGCATGCAAAATGCATAGCCCCTATAGGGGCGTGCAAGCATGCAAGCAAGTTTTTGTCAATAATATCAACGCTTTAAGCCAGCTTGCACGCACTTGCATGCCCAACTTGCACGTGCAAGCAGTTTTCCGCAGTTTTCTGCGGGGTTGAGTGCATGCAAGTGCCCAGCTTGCATCTTACCTGACGTGCAAGCTGGCGTCAGTTCTGCGTGCATTTGAACGTCCACCTCCCCGTCGTCTTTCTGGCCTCATCTAGCAGCAGTGTGACAGTCCCGACAGACGTGTTCACCGGCTGCTGGAACATATCGTACATCCTGTCCATCAGTCCAGACGGCATGCGGTCTGCCTTGCTTGGCCACCCATCCTCCTCCCTCATGCTGTCGTGCACATCGGCCGCAGCATGGTCCCCGTATCCGCATATATCGAGGATCTGCTCGGCCAGATGCAGCGCCAGTATGGCGTCCCCGCCGGACACGGACATCGAATTGAGGGCATCCTCGGGCGTGCTGAGGTGGCAGACACCGATCTCGAAGCCCTCCGGCAGCTCGCAGCCCTGCAGCTCATACACAATAGGCTGCAGCGGGCTGCCCTCGCGGATCTTGCCAGTGTCGAGCACGATCCACCGGCCGAGGTTCTGGTCCAAAGCGTTCCTACGCCACTCCTTCCGGTCATTACCACCCGACGGCATCCAGTTGGCCAGCGTGAACCCGCAGTCCAGCGAGCTGTAGATTGCACCCGATCCTCGCCATGCGCTGTTATCCGCCCTGTACTCGTCTGGGTCTTTGTCCCGGCTCTTCGGGGTGTGGTGGGCGTGCATGATAGCAGCGCCGGTCATAGACGTGATCAGCAGGAAAGCCTTGGTCAGCATCGCAGCACTGCTTGAGCTGTTCTCATCCATTGCATCCGACAGCGTGATGTATGGGTCGAGGATCACGAGCCGTGCACCTGTGCTGCGGACCCAGCCGACGATCTTGGCCACGTTGTCCTCGTCGATCTCAGGCGTGCCCACCTCATTCAGGGCGATCAGCCGCATCGTGCCCTCTGTCTTGCCGCGCACCGACACGCCCAGACTGTGCGACAGCCCCATGTCGATGGCGACCGCCTTGAGCCTGCGCTTGATGTCGGAGACGTGCTCCTCGTTCGCGATCCACAGTGTCGGCTCGGGGTTATCCGCACGCGGCAACCCCATACGCTCTGTGCATCCCGCCGCCAGTGTGAGGGACAGCGCAGCCAGCCACCGGGTCTTGCCGACGTTGGACGTGCCGGCCAGTGATGTCAGACCGCCTGCCGGGATCATGCCCTCGATCAGCCAGTCGATTGCCGGCAGATGCTCGAGGTGCAGTCCCTCAGCCGTGATCGTCTCAATTTCATCGCTATCCGCAACGCGTGCCTCCATGTCCTCGGCCGTTGTCTCGCGCTGCGGCCCGATAGGGCGGGTTATTGGCATCTCCATCAATGGCTTCTCAGCCAGCAGCGCCTCGATCACGTCGTCGTCCAGATCCGCAGACTGCTTTGCTATTGCACTGTCGACCAAGCCATCGATCTTGGAGTACCGGTCAGCCCAGTCGTGGTGGCGGTTGTGCGCAGGGTCAGCCGCCTCCGACGTATTCATCAAAGCGCACAGCACTGCGACCTGATCGTCCCGGCTCAGTAGGCTGCCGTCTACCTTCCGGCGCTCGAGTAGCCGCATCGACAGGGTGCGCAGCGCCGGGTACAAATCCTCGGCCGTGCGGATGCGCTCGATCAGCTCGTCGTCGGTCGCGCTGTTCCACGACGTGACTGTCAGGTCACCCGTGCCGCCCTTCTTCACCATGATTGCCCGCAGCACATCGAGCGGGAATTTGGATACCGGCACGTCGCCGAACACCTCGTAGCCCGGTGTCCCCGGCCAGCAGATGTAGCCTGCGCCGCCTGCCTTCACATCGACGCCCTCGGCGAGCTGCGCAGGGAAGCGCACGTTGTCGACGTGGCGGAAGACGAAGTGCAGGCCCTTCGACCGCGTCGAGTGCGCCCGCGTCTCTATCAGCCAGCGGTGATTTTCGTCGAGCCACTGCTGGACCTGCGGCCCCTTGTGCAAGTCGACATCGACGCACATCAGCCCGGACATCGCGCCCATCGGCACCGCTATTTCTTTTGCCCGAGGGTGCGCAAACAGCTCGACCACCCTGTCCGGGTCGGTCGTCGCCACCTTGTAGCCGCCCTGTCCGGGTCCGACGCCGAGGTCGGCATTTGACCAGACGGGCATCTTGTCGCTGGTGGGAAAAACCGGCAGTCCAGACGCCGCAACATCAAGTGCAGCCTTGATCAGGGGCGGTTGTTTGTCGTATAAATCGTTCGTCGAGGCCATGTGTGTTCTCCGGGATTATGGCTGAGGATAGTCGGCACGTTGGGGTGCCGCAGATAAAGAACTAGGGTCGCCTCTCGGCGGCCCTAATTCTTTTAGCTCAGTGTCAGACAATCCGCAATGCGTCTTTGACGATCTTGCCTGCGCCGCGATACTCGTCGATGTGACGGACGCCGCCCTGATCGATGACCATGCCGTCCTGCAACACCTGAACGTGGCCGGTTGTGCGGACCATGTACCGCTTGCCGGGGATGGTGTGCTTCTTGACGAACGTCTTGAGGCTCATACGCTTGACGATGCGGATGTTGTAGCCGTCTTCGAGCGGCGTGTCGTCGACGTAACGGACGCCGAGGTGCTTGGCAGCCTGCATCGTGTAGGTCCACCGCGTGCCGCCCTTCCAGTTGCTGCCGACATAGTTCGGATACTGGCGGATATAGGCGGCGGTGGCTTCGGCCAGTGTGACACCGGCAACAACGGCAAGGGCGGTCAGGCCGCAGTTGGGTCCGTGCTGTGCGTCGGCGGGGAGGGCTAGGTTTTCCATGTCAGGTCTCCTTGGTTGGTTACCCTCCCTATATAAGTGCCTGACAAATTATTTTCAACCCCCCTAAAAAATTTTTTGTCAGGTACTTGCAATCCTGATCAGGGTGCCCATATACTGTGTACCGCAGCACGGTGCTGCGCCAACCCACGGAGACTACCAGATGAACATCCTCGACCGCATTGAAGCCCGCTTCACCGAAACAAAAAACGCCTGCAAGCTCTACGCGACAACCGCCAGCGCCACCAAGGCCGCCGAGGCCGAGGTCGCCAAGCTCAACAGGGCGCACAACGTCGACATCGATTGCGATTACATACTGGTTTATGTGCC